AAACCGCTGCTTTAAGCCACTCAGCCAATCCTCCAAGGTGGGCAGGGAGGGATTTGAACCCCCGTAGGCAGAGCCAGTGGATTTACAGTCCACCTCCATTAACCACTCGGACACCTGCCCTTGGAACCTTCTTATTGTATCAGTCCTTTGAGCACCCGTCAACCCATGGAGCACAGAGTCTCATTTCTCCTCCAAGTTTTTTACACTCTTCAGAGTAGCATAAAGCTTTATCTGGAGCCTTCTCTATGAACCATGGCAAAGGTACTCTAGGTGGATCTGAGTCCCCTGTCAAGGCCTCATATTCACGAATTGCTCTATCAACCTCAGACTCTATCTCTGCTTCAAGTTTTTTCTCATTGTTTTTTATGTCTGGAATGTTTTGCTTTAATCCAAAATGCTGTATAATGGAGTTATAAAATTTCCAAAGTTCCTTCTCCTCAATCTTTAACCATCCAGATAGAAAAATAACCACTGCTACAATAACAACAACAAGAATTGATCCCTTAATGCTTTTTGGATTTACATCTGGAAGAGCAGTAAATTTCCCACTCTTAATCTCAAAAAGTTTAAACATTATCCTTTTCGTACTCTGAGATTGCTTTAGTAACCACTCTATCTATGCGATAAGAAAGCAATTCTTCGTCCTGAATAATATAATCATTAATAATATCAACTGTTCCCATTTTTAATTGAATACTATCAACTAAATTAAAAACCTTTTTCTTTTCTACTCCGGGAATTAAAGAAATTAAGTCTAAAGAACCGTGCAATATTGCTCCAACTTGTACCCACTCCTTTAGAGATCTTTTTTCTTTTCCACGCTTAAACTCAAAGATATTAAACTTGGTTTTGCTCATTCCAGAAATCCTCCAGAGCATCGTCCAACAGTTGTTTTGTATCTATATTCTTTTTTGGTTCTCTTAGTTTTTTAGTATCAAAAGTTAGTGTTGGAGTTATGTCCCCATTCTCTTCTACCTTTATCTTTGCACCAAACGGAGTTCCTTTTGGTTGAAGTTCTACTTGATTATAGGAGTTAAGTTTAATTTCTCCAATATCAGTATCAACCTTTAAATATCCTGCTCTTGAAGCAAGATTTATAATATCCTTTTCGTCGTCTGGAAGATTTTCTATAGACATAAAAAGGGGGAGTAGTAACACTCCCCACTATTTATTATTCTATTGTGTCAAACTTCCGCCAGGATCAGTCGGTTGGCATAGTCATAGGCATACGAAGTGCGGGCACCATGATGCCCCCAACCAATCCAACTATACGCATAGTTCATGTAACGATCGATAGATTTACCAGGAACTTTCATCCTATTTTCGATCTGTTTCCATTGAACCTCAGTTGTGAGATAACGAAGTTGCGTGTGAAGATTTGATGGAGAACCACCAATCTTCTTAGCAAAATCACCCAATCCATAATAACGATCGGCAGATGTCCATTGAATCAGTCCATAACCACGACCGCAGTTATTCCAACTGGTTCTGCTACCACCTTCACAAATATTAGGCACAAATGTGGATTCCTGTCTAATATTGCCCATGATAGTAGCAAGGGCGTTTCTGTCTTTAATACCACGTTCCTGGAAATATGCCAGGGCAGCATTCTCATGTTCATTACACCCTTTACAAATTAGCCTTTTCTCTTTTGGCTTTTCGGGAGCAACCTCTTTGGTCGCTGTCTTTAATGTAGGCTCCTCTTTAATGATAGAAAACGGTGGAGGACCACTCACAGGTGGAGGAGGAAACACGCTAGGCAGTGTTGCCGCATTGGTTGTAACCGTTGCCAGGAGAGGCAGGGCTACAGTAAAGAAGTTTTGCATTTAAAATTAATTGAACTCTACATCCGTATAAGGAAAGCGCACTTCCCTCTTCTCAGAGGGCAGACCCCACGGCTCTAAATCGCGTTTCAAAGTCTCATAATAAAAAACCCTGCTCATAACAGGGATTTGTACATTATAAGTTAATATTTAGGATTTGTCAAGATGTTGGATTACCGAACATCAATTTCTTGATCATCAGTCCAGTCTTCATTTTCTAAACAAAGATAATCAAGTTCTTCCACTCCTTCTGGAATATTAATCCACTCATCAAACTCTGCAAGAAGTGCTTGAGCATTTTTGTGTCGGTCCGCTTCATGAAGAAGTTCAATTTTATTAATTGCCCATTCACAAATTTGCGCTACAGGTTCACTTTCAATCTGTGTTTCCATAATAGTCTTTTCGGAAGTATCGGTTGAGAACTTGTGAATTATACCATCCTGGAGTTCCGTCGTCAAGTGATTCTGTGAGAACATTGTTGACGAAGAGTTGTCTTGTCTCTTCGTAGTTTGTTTTGCCCTTTGTTTTATGTAATGATAGGATAGTTCGACTAAAATTTTGTCTACCCAGTCGTTCAACATCTTCTTTAAGTTCCGGACAAGACCCATAATAGTTTTTCCAATCAGATTCTGATTTTACTTTTCTTTTTTTACCTCTGGGAGTTCTAAACTGCCAAAGGTACTTTCTTCCGATATATTTTCTACCATTCAGTTTATTTTCTATTAAATAAACAAATCCATAATGGTCGCCAATATCATCACTAGTAAAAGGACTTCCATTATAGACCCAAGGATTTTCATAGTCAATATCTATACTCATCAATGATATCAAGGACTTCGTTAAGGTATTTATGAGCAAGTCCTTTCATATCCATATCGTGCCTAATATGGTCAATATGGAGTTTATTTTTTAATCCTAAGACACGAACCTTTAATTCGTCTTTAGTAAGTTGATTTTTGGACATAAAAAAAGGAGGTAGAACCTCCTCTATCTATGCAACATAGTCTTGTTTTTTACCTAACCATTTGGTTTCATAATCATAATCACCAAATAAGAAATCATCTTGTTTGGCTGCCTCTGTGTATGCGTTCAAAATTTCTTGTTCGCACCATTCATCATAATTTGAATCCTGAGAAAGTATTTTTGGAGTCATAATAAATCAAAAAAATAAATTAACCAAGAATACTTTGCCTCCACTCTTCACTCATATTCACCATAATTGCTTCTGCTGCTTCTGGAGTTTCGGCATAACCTTCATCAAGAAGGTGTGAGAGGATGATGTCGTAGAGGTCTATTTGTTCTCTTTGTGTTTTAGTCATTTTCCCACTCGGTCCAAAAAGTGGATTTCTATTTCTTCGTCTATCTTCTCTTCTTTTTTGTGCTGCAGATATTAATTCTTGATTTTTCTTTTCACTTTTTTTAAATTGACGATTAGTTTCCCAATGTGGATGTGATGAGTCTCTTTCTTCATAAACTTCCATATATGCTTCTTGAAGATTACGAAGTTCTTGTGCGTCCATTTTTACAAATACTTTTTAGTTATTTATAAGTTCCTTAATACTCCAACCATTTTTTCTTGGTCCAGTTCTATTATATTGAATAGCAGCACTCATAGTTGCGTATGAAATATTCTTTAACTTACAAAACTTTTTCAACTCACCAGAAACTTCAAACTCTTCTCCTTCAGGTGAAGTTAAAATAAAAGTTTTTGATGACGGAGATTTAAAACCTTCAGCAAATCTTTGTTTTGCTTTCTCACTAATCTTCTTTTTTCTATCTTCACTACAAGGAATACCATAACTTGGATTATTTTTTCCCGCTACTTTTTCACTTATTTTTCTTTTAGTTTCTTCGGTATGTTCCCTTACTCCACCATAATTTCCTCTTTCTTGTTTAGTTTTTAATCTTTTTTGTATTTGCTCTTCCCACTTATCTCCATATATTTCTTTGTATGTTCTTCCACTCAATTTTGGTGGTCTTGAACTCTCACATATATTTGTGAGTATTCCACCTTCATCAATATCTCTCTTTCCATATTTTTTAATCAGTTCTTCTTCATAATCATAAGCATCATTTTCATTCTCAAAATATTCAACTATTTTAATTTGTGGTTCATAACCTTCTTTTCTTATTTTTTTAATCTTATCAAACTTTTTAAAATTGTCTGATTTTGCCCTTGATTGCTCCGATAAATGGAAATAGACCCGATTACCTTTCCCCTTTCCAACATAGAAAGGAAGATTAACTCTCGGGTCTATTAATACATAAACATAATACATTTTAACAACCTGAACTCTAATACTATTTATATAATATTATATTTCAGGTTGTTGTATTAGTCAAAGTTTAAAATTAGCAAATGTGTTTGAACCAACATCTTGTTTGATTCCACCAACCAAATAACTCTCAACTTCCGTTTCTTGCGGACTTACTTGAAGACCTTTGGAAGAAATCCAGTGCTGTGTCCAAGGAAGTGGATTATTGTTTGCTGAAATATCATACTTTGGTTTAAGGCCGATTGCTTTCATACGACGATTCGCAATCCATTCAACATATTGCTGAAGTAGTTTATCATTCAGACCAATCATAGATCCATCTTTGAACAGATAGTCTGCCCATTTCTTTTCTTCGTTTACTGCGCGATCAAACATCTTATAAACCCATTCTTCCTCTTCCTTTGCAATTTGTTGCATTTCAGGATCATCACCTTCTCTCCATTTATTTAAAATGTTCTGAGTAAGTGCTAGGTGTTGGTTTTCGTCTCTTGCGATGAGACTAATGATTTTTGCGGATCCTTCCATAATCTTAAGTTCACCAAAGGCGAAACTGCAAGCAAAACTAACGTAGAAGCGAATACCTTCAAGAATATTAACGTTTGCGATTGCTCTGTAGAGTTTTCGTTTAACATCGTTGAGATTTTCCTTTGCGTAAGTGACTCCCTCAAGTCTGTGCTTCCAGGATTCAGAAGTACCATAATTCTGTGCTGATTGAATAAAGTCATCATAAGACTCTGTAACGCTCTCAGCACGTTCTAGAATGCGCTCATCGTGGATAATAGTATCAAAGACCTCAGAAGGGTCTGAATAGATGTTCTTGATGATATATGTGTATGAGCGACTATGAATCATCTCCATAAATTCCCATACAGTCATACATGCTTCCAGTTCAGGAAGAGAGCAGTATGGAAGAAAAGCCATACCAGGACCACGACCCTGGATAGAATCAAGCATAATCTGATACTTTAAATTAGACGTATAGATGTGCTTTTGTTCTGGACGAAGTGTTTGATAGTCTCCACGATCTTTTTGAAGGGAGACTTCTTCTGGTCTCCAAAAATAACCAAGTTGCTGAGTTGTAAGTTTATCAAAAACAGGGTACTTATATGAATCATATCTTTGAACACCTAAAGGTTGTCCGAAGAACATGGGTTGTTTTTTAGTATTCACTTTTTCTGTATTAAAAACAGTCATTCCTTTAATATTCCTCGGTTCTTCAGATGCCATAAAATTGTACTGCATACTTCCTCTTTTTTACTTTAAACTCAATTCCACATAAAGTATTTAAGTTTTTAAATTGTTATGAAACTTAGATCTTACATGACTCACAATCTTCCTCATCAGAAGTCATAATATCATTTAGGAGAGATTCAAGATTCTCTTTCGTTTCCTCAACTACCTCATCAGTTTTAATATCATAAGTATTTTGATAGTAAGAAGTTTTCCACCCGTACTTATAAGTATTCAAGAAATCTTGTGCCATTACGCTAACAGGTACTTCATTATCGTCATAATTTTCTGGATTATATGACCAGTTTCCAGAAATTGCTTGATCGAAGAACTTTTGCATAACAGCAACAACATTAATATAACCACGATTGCTAGGCATATCCCAAAGAAGCGTATAATTATTCTTAAGAGTTTGGTACTGAGGAACAATTTGCTTAAGAGGTCCTTTTTTGGACTTCTTAATGGACAGGAATCCACGAGGAGGTTCGATCCCATTGGTTGCATTTGACACAACGGAACTGCTCTCTGAAGGCATCTGTGCGGACAGTGTTGAGTGCCTGAGACCATGTTCCAGGATGGATACCCTAAGACTTTCCCAATCATGTTGAAGTGCAATGGATGAAATTTCGTCTACGTCAGATTTATAAGTATCGATGGGAAGAATACCATCAGCATACTTAGTACGACCAAAGTATTCACAGTATCCCTTTTCTTTAGCAAGTTGATTAGATGCCTTGATTAGATAATACTGGAAGGATTCTGAAAGTCCATGAACAGCATCCCATGCCTCCTGAGAATCATAATTGAATCCAAGTTTAGCAAGATAATGTGCAAGTCCAATGAAACCAATTCCAAGAGATCTACGACGTTTTGTAAAGTTTTCTGCTGCCTTTACTGGATAGTTTTGATAATCAATAATTTCTTCTAGAGCACGAACAGAAAGATTGCAAAGTTCCTCAAGTTCTTCATCTGATTTTACTTTACCCACATTAATTGCAGAAAGAATACAAGTTGCAATTTCTTGAGGACCATCATCATCAATGTGATGAATTGGTGTAGTCGGTTCAGTAATTTCCTGACAAAGGTTTGACATTGTAATCTGATCTTTATAAGAACTATGAGAATTACAATGGTCAATATTCATAATGTAGATACGACCCGTCTCAGCACGTTCTTTGAGGAGGTTAAGAATGAGTTCTTGCGCCTTAACAGTTTTCTTCGAAACGGACGAATTGTTTTCGTATTCCACATACAAATCGTCAAACTTGTCTGTTCCGAAAGCATCATAAAGTCCAGGTACATCATGTGGAGAGAAAAGTGTGATCTCACCATCCTGAATGAACCTTTCATAGAAGATTTTGCTGAGTTGAATTGAGTAGTCAAGTTTGCGAACACGATTGTCCTCCGTACCTTTATTATTCTTGAGGACAAGAATATCCTCTATTTCTTGGTGCCAAATGGGAAAATGGACTGTAGCTGATCCGCCACGGATTCCATTTTGTGTGCAGCAACGTACAGTTGATTCAAACTTTTTAAGGAAAGGAACAACACCTGTGTGTTGAACTTCTCCACCTCGAATCTTAGAATTGATTCCACGGATGCGACCTGCGTTGATACCAATTCCTGCTCTTTGAGCAACATACCTACCAATTGCCATATCAGAACTGAAGATGCTGTCAAGGGTGTCATCAACATCAACAAGAACGCAACTTGCAAATTGGCGAAGTGGGGTTCTAACACCCGCCATGATTGGTGTAGGAATGTTGATTTTGTGCTTTGAGATTGCGTCATAGTACCTGCGAACATACGACATTCTTGTTTCTTTTGGATACTCTGCAAAAACTGTCAGAGCAATCATCATATACATGAATTGTGGAGTTTCATACACTCCACCTCCACTACGGTCCTGAACCAAATACTTATCAACTACTTGGCGAAGTCCAGCATAAGTAAAGAGATAATCTCTATCATGATCTATGAAGAAATTTGCTCTATCAATCTCTTCCTTTGAGTACTTATTAAAAATATCATTATCATAAACTTCATGATTAACACATTGATAAATGTGTTGCTCAAGATGAGGTAGTTCTTTCATCTTCCCATAAAGTTGCTTACGAACTGCAAATAGAAGGAGACGAGCAGCAACAAACTGATAATTTGGATGATCAAGATCAATAAGATCACTTGCACTACGAATTAGAATTTCTTGAATTTCATTTGTAGAAATTCCATCATAAAATTGAATACCAGAGGTCATCTCAACTTGACTCGCAGAGACGCCTGCAAGACCCGCACATGCCTCTTCAACCATTACGTGCATCTTATCCAAGTCAAGAGACTCAATGCTACCATTCCTCTTAACAACTTTTGTTCCGTTACTCATATTTTCTTCCAGATAGTAAATTTAAGTTTTGCTTCTAAACCAAGGTAAGTATTTGATTCTATCACAGACTGAACATTAAGTCCAGATAAAACCATATCATTAATATCTTTTTCAGATATTGTCGAAGGCCAAATTACGACTCGTTCACCTTCACTAATTCGCTTTGCGATTCGATTAAGGATTTCTGCATTACGTGGTTCGTTATCATAAATCCACACACGCCTGCTAATACCCCACTTATCAACATCACCGTCTGCACCACAAAGAGCAATCGAGTTGCATATGAAAGTTGAATCAAAGGGACCTTCCGTGATGTAGACAGTTTCAGTTTTTTTGACTTCATCGAGACCATAAATTTTTGGTGCGTCATCATTAAGCATTACAGTAATGTATTTAACCTTTGAAGGACCAAGTGCTCTACCCTGAAACCCGACTAATGTATTTTGATAAAACAAGGGAATGATAATCCTTGGTTCATCTTTATCCGTACTGTCGAATGTTTGTTGAAGAGAGTTAGTCCACTCCTTAAATTTTTCGGTGTAATAATAGTTATCTGGATTTAATTTTCTACTTTCCAGATAACTTTTTGCGTTAGGATTTGACGATGCTTTTGGTAAATTTAATTTAGGTTTGAACTTAGGTGCTTCAAATTCAAATACAGGTTCTTCCACTGAGAAATTTTTTCCAGTGTGACCTTCTTTAAATTTTTCAAACGTATATTGCTTATGAATGTTGGGATCTACTTGTTTCAGAAAATTATTAAAAGATACATTGACCCCACAATTATGACACTTAAAGTTTGTATTATTTTTTACCTGATAAAGATATCCCCTTGCCTTATTTTTATTCTTTTGAGAATCTCCACAAATCGGACAACGAAAATTATAAAGATTATTTTTTACTTTTTTAAACTTTTGAAATCTAACAGAAATCAAATTGATGTATTTAACATCAACAAAATCCATGACAATACACTGAGGAGTCTACCTATTCTATCAGATTACTGAGTCTTGTCAATACACAAAACAGTTATAATCGCAGTCCATTTTACAACTGAATTTGTGATCTTTTGAAGAGAATAAACTGTGGTCTTATTTTTAGTTTTCATTGGCACCATTGCCAACACTCAATTATTTATTTCTTACTTGCTCT